AGAGACGTCCATATTTGCGTTCCAGACCTTCGGATCCATTTCCACGAAATCGTTATTTAGGCGGATCATCCGCGCCTTATCTTGGTGCGTGGTGATGTTGTACAATACAAGCTCGTACAGGCGCTTAATGCCCGTCTCAGCGAATACACGAGCTATCATCTCAATGTGCTGCTGTGCGGAGCTTACAGTGGCTGCCACGGCCGTTGCAGTGCTAGACTGTAGTGCGCCAGCGTCGAGCCCCATAGACGCCTTGGAGATGCCGGTGCGGGCCTCCTTGACTTCGTCCATGTACTGCAAGACCGGAAACGCCTGCTGACCCACAAATGGCACGGTGAGCTGCTGGATGCTGCCCGGAGCCCTCTGGCGGACGATAGAACCCATTTCTGTATTCATAGCGTCATCTATGTTCACCATCCCCTCGACTACAGCAATTCTTGGGTGAATACTGAGACTTAGGCTGTCCAAGGAGTTGCGCATAACGACGGATTTGATCCTCTGGATATCCATAACTGTGTCGGCGACGCTCATTCCGAAAAAGTCATGTGGCTCTGGATCTGGGCATAAAGTGGCGAACGGCGCCATCGAGCAGGGCTCGTTGTTTAGGATGACGTTGCCATCTCCGCCGGTGCAGATCTTGCGCAGCTCGGCAATGCCGTCTCCGTCGTAGTCGACGCGGATGTAGCTCTCAACGTACAGCACCTTGCGCATCGCGGGGTCGTTTCGAGAATTAATATCGCTGGACAGTGCCGGGTTGCGCGTGTTGCGCTCGACGTTGGTGTCCATGTCCTCATTGGACGACGACAGCTTGTACACCTCGTCGTAGTCGTAGCCCATAGCTACCAGCTCTGACACGGTCACGATGCGGCGGTGCGCGCAGTAATCGGCGTCCTCCACGGACTTAGCTGCCCGAGAAATCAGGAATTCCTCCGGTGGAAGTGCCTCCACCTTAACGCGGCCGTCTGGCCGGGTGTACGTTACTCGCAGATCGTGGACCATGGGCGGCATGATAAACTGGCCGGTCGCGGGGTCGATTTGCGGCTCTCCGTCCGGCGTGCTGACGTCGATGTCTACTTCCACGCCCGGATCGGCCATCAAGGTCGCCAGCGCGTTGTCGTCGATGCCAGTGTATTCGATTGTCTCGTAGTCGGTCTTGTCTTCCCAGTAACACTTGAGAATGCCGACTTTACGGACCAGTGCGTCCATGAACGCGCTGTGCATTTCCAAGAAGCCGCGATTGTCGCGGTTGACGATGTAATTGGCGTACTCAGTCGCCTGCTTGGCCGCCGGCACGTCCTCCGCGTTCTGCGGGACATATTCGACCGTGCGATCGGACCCTTGGAACATTCGCATCAGCGACGGGATGATGGCCTGTACGGTATCCCGTACGTCCATGCTGACCACCTGACTGCGGCCCTCCTCCTCGTCGCCGAACGGTTCGCCCCGGTAGTATTGCGTCGCGGTGGCGCGCATTGGAGACACCCAGTTGTCAACAAAGTCGATTGCGTCGTCGATCTCGTTGCCGACAATTCCCTGCAGCTCCGTTTCGTCCATTGCGTCCGGGTTCAGTTCAGCCTCAAGCTCAGAGGCCATTTCGTTTATTTCATAGTCCATCTTGTGGCCCCTACTGTTGATTTTGGTCTTGATAGCCCTGCATTCCCAGCAAAGGTGCCGCTGCGAATGGAGCCATCAATAATGGTATTTTCCGCCGGAATACGGACTTAGCTGCTTCTTCTGGAGTTATGCCAAGCGCTTGAGCGGTCACGCTCAGCCGGTCGTCAAATATGTCAACCGGCGTTTTTCTGGCGCTCCCGAGATTAGTCTCGTCTCCGAACCCGAACCACCCCATAGACTGAGCTTCTGCCGGAGACACGCCAAGTTTAGATGCTGCGTCGTGCCATATATCTGCGAACACTGGGTATTCAGTTTGAAGTTTGGTCGTGTCGCCTTTTGGCCCGGTCATCTGAGACGCCAGAGTGTCGTCGATCATATTGGGCGTCAATACGCTGGGATCTTTTACATACTGGTCTCTAAATTTTGGCAAAATGAAACCGTCCGGGACTGATCCCGGTTGCATCTCGTTAAGGGTCATTAATGTTCCACGAATGGCGTGCGTGTCCATTGTTACGCCGCTGCGGTTGCCAGATAAGTTGGCGCCAAAGTTGGACGGCTTGGGGTTTCGCGCCACGTCCATTTCGCCGGTGGCCGCCACGTCGTCAAGCAGCCCGCCGTGGATGCCGCCCTTGGCAGTCATCATCGGATAGCCCTTTTCGCTTATTCCCTTTGTGCCGTCTGGTCGGATTGTGCCGGGGCCAACAATTTCTCGGAACGGGATGTTCTGACTGTCCTTAGCCATAACCAGTGTTGCGTTACGCAAATTTTCTTCGACCTTAGTCCTCGGGCTGGTTGCGGCTACGTTGTTGCTAAGATCTCTTAGATACGACTGCGCCTCAGTGTCGCTCAAACCGGCCGCCTTAGCCGCTCGGTATACCGGGCCGTCTGTGTGGTAGAAATAACGAGTGTCCGCATCAAGCTGGCCGGTCGCTCTAATGCGATCAGCCAATGCGCTGGAGATTTCCTCTCTCTTGTCTACTAGAATTCTGGCCCGGTCGCCCTTGGGCAGTGCGGCTGACGGGTCCGGGTTCCTCGGATACTTCAGCGATAGATCCTCAAAAGCGCCGCTGGGAGCTGGCGTCTGGTAGTCGCGGTCGAAAATACCGGCCCCACCTGTGGCTGGCTGGATACGGTCCGACGGTTTAAATTCCATTTGAGCCGCGCGGGCCTCAAGAGCTTCCAGTATTCCCGGGCCACTAGAAGCGTCGGACGAGGATGGCTTTAAGCTGACATTGCCCAAGAGTGAACCCATAGAGCTCGGGTCTCGGACTTGGACGCGACCGACAATTTTTCCGGTGGCCCCGAGCGCTTTAGCTCCGGGAACCGCCATAGCCATCGTAGAAGCCAGGTCGGTGTAGCGTGCGTCGTTGGCCTCTTTGAGCTGGTCCGGCGTCGCGGTAGTTAGCGTCACGCCCTCGGGCAGGTAGTCTACCGCCGTATTCGTCAACGCGCGCTGCACGGTGCCGGCGGTGTCTCTGATTACGCTTCGGGCGGTGCCAACTGGGTCTGAAATTGCGTCCACCATGCTGTCGCCGATGGCCTGATTAACTGCCATAGGATCCTGACGAATAGAATTGAGCAATCCGGCTCCGCCCTCGCCGACGACCCTCGCCATTCCGAATATGTCTTTAAGCGGGCCGCGTAGGCCCGGTGGGAGATATTGCTCGTAGCCTGCCATTAGTCGAGTAACCCCTTCGGTCGCATTTGTGGGCGCGGGGACATGGTGATGGGGTAACTGTCGCCGGTGCTCTGATTGTAATACTGGCGCACGCTGTCGACGTATTGGCGGTCGTCGTTGTGCGGCAGGTTATCGTACTTACGGCCGCCCTTTTTTACCGCGCCGGGGCCGGCAGTATAGGCCGCGACGGCCTGATCCACGTTGCCATCAAATTCTACCAACAACGCCTCCAAATAGCGGCTGGCAAACTCTTTGTTGATCTCGGGCGTGTCGAGCAACGCGATGGCGGCCTCTTCAGTCTTGTCAAAAGTGCCGAACCCCATGTCCTTGGCGACGTCAAATATATTTTGCGCGCCGCTTCTCTCGTAGCCCGGTTTCATCGCAGTCGGTATCTTAACCTGCATGACGCCTCGCGCGCCGGTGTCGCTGACGAGATCGTTCAAGTCGGCCGTGGGACCGTCGTTGACTGGGTCACTGCTACTTTCCTGACGCTGGATCGCGTCAAGCAATGACTTAAAATTTAGTTCTGCCATTAAAATTTCCCTGCTTTGATGCGCTTTGCGGTATCGTACATGCGGCGCGAGAAGCCCGGATTTGTCTTATCCCATTGCTGTATAAATTTGTTGCTGCCATCGGTGGACAGCCACTGCTGATATGCGTCCTCATCTGCCTCGGGGCTGTCGGCCATTACTGCTCCGTCTGCCGTTGGAAAGAAATCGGCGGGGGCGTCTATAGCGCCACCCAAAAACGATTGCGGCGCAATCGGAGCGTCCATTCCCGGCATTCCCGGCATTAACGGCATCCCGCCGGCTGCGCCAAACCTATTATCGTCCGTCTGCGACGGATCCATAGACGCGCCCATTGTATCGTATCTGCTCATCTGCATGTTCGCCATGGGGTCAGGCATTGTGATATTGGGGCCGGCTGACATCTGATTGCTCATAGCCGTTAGCGGAGACGACGTCACGACCGGCGCGGCGTAGCCGGCCGTCGCGGCGGCGGCCTTAGGGCGGGCCTTAGTTCTCGGCTGCTGATCTCGCCCCATAAGCCGGTCGAGCAGGCCCGCGAAGCTGAAGCTGGCGCTGTCTCCGGGCCTCTGGGGGCCGGTGTTGGTGTCGGAATAGTGCGGGGCGTTGCCGTACTTAGAGCTGGCGTAGTGTCCGCCTCCGGGCGCGAAGCCAACGGACTCGCGATACTGTCGGGCTCGGTCGGCGCCGTCGTTGCGCTCAAGTGTCTTGGCCGTGCGATCATAGTAGTCGCGGGTCTTTTCCTTGATGCCGAGGCCCATTTTTAAGTCGTCAAGTATTCCCATCACGCGCCCTCGCCGTTCATTTCTCCCAAGAATACACCAAAACCCGTTAAATGTAACCCCGCGCACTAGGGGGAGGCCCATTGCGCGGGGGAGCATTGATAGCTCAGCGGCCGGGTGGGAGGGTAGCCGCTAACAGGGGCAGGATAACAAAAAAGTTTGCCGGGGGCCAGTTTATTGCGTTTTAGGGGTTGTAGTCTGTAGGTGTTAACATTAGGTTAACTGATATAATGATATCAATTAGGGAGAAAAGCAATGCACCACGACACACCAAAAACCACGCAGGAAGCAGTTGAGCTGGGCCTGTACCTCGCAATCACCGCAGACTGCAACGAAAAGTCGGCGGACGCGCTCCGCCTCGCCAAAGATCTTGCAATCGACCTCACCGAGGCCGAGATGATGGACGCCAAGTCAAACGTGCGCAGGCACATTGCGGACGAGCGCCTGCACAAAGAGTTTACGTCGGAAACCATAGATAAAATGGAGGCCGACCCAGTATTTGCCAAAAAGCTGGCCGATAAGATTTTTAACGACAACCGCTACATCGCAGAGGGAGAATTAACATGAGCCAAGACACACCTGAAACATGGAAAGACAAAAAACGCAAAGAGCTAATCAGCGAGCAAATGGAGATGGCCTACGAGCTCGCGCGGATCTCGATCTCGATAAAAGACCTCCGAGCAGAGCCCGCCGTGCCCGAGGGCTCGATCCCGCTGTCAATGATAGAGCCGCTCATAAACGAGACAGTCGATCGGATACTGCGTCTCTCAAAACCCTAAACTACCTAAAACACCTAAATTACCTAAACTACCCCACGAATACCACGCCGGAGCGGTTTATTCCACGCTCCGGTGGCCGCGCTGCCAAACGCCATGGTCGTGTGGTCATTGGCCAGAGCCAAGCACAGAGCGTCAGCGCGGTCCGGGGATCGAATTCCGCGCTTCTTCATGCTCTCCTTGCTCTCCACCTGTATCTTGCCCGACGACGTAAACATATATCGAGGCCCCGCCAGCTCGGCATACAGCGCGTCGTCCTTCGGCAGTGACACGTCCATTCCCTCAAGCCACGCCTTCGCCTTAAACCACAACTCCGCGCGCAAGTTTAAATACGTCTGCTTCGCCACCGCGCGCTCCGACACGTTTAAGCCACGCGCCGGCAATCCCAACTCACGCAGACGATCCAACACGCCAGCCCCGAAGCCATTACTGTCGATGATGATCTCCGCCGGCTTGCGAGACATGGGCATGTTGTCATACTCCGCCTTCACCGCCCCAGACAGCTGCATCAGGTCCAAGTTGCGCCACACAGTCAGCGGATGTATCAGCGGACCCTGGCGCTTGCACAGGACGCTGCTGTCGCCGCCCTGACGCGCCACGTCTAAACCCCACACCGCCGGAGTGTCGTCGTGCACCTTCACCACATTATTAAACGCGTGCTCAATCAACGACACCGGGATCACCGTGTCCTCCTCAGACGGCGGAAAATTCCCCAGCACGCGGACGTGATACGCCGGACTGTCCTCGCCGTAGCGCTTCCTCATGTCCTCGACGAAATCGTCGGCCACGCGCGGGCTGTCAATGCACGAGACGTGCATCGTGTGCCAGTCCTCCCGTAATCGCGTGTGCGTCTCGTAAAAGAAGCCAGTATTACGCGTGGGGTTTCCCGTCAGCACCGTCGTGGCGTGGACGCCAGACATCGAGCCCGAGGCAGCCTCAAACACGGCCTCCGGCACGCCTGATGCCTCGTCGGCCAACAATAACACATGTTCGCTGTGAACGCCGGCCAACGCCTCCGGCTGCTCCGCTCGAGACGTCCGACACGATATAAACGTGCTCTCGGGCGCGCTCTTTAACTCAATCCGATCCGACTTGACTTCCAGCAAAGTATTAAACGGGGGCTTGAGCCGCTTGGCCACCGACTTCATCTCCGCGAAGCACGCGTCAAATAACTGCGCAGACGTGGGCGCCGTCACCACCGTCTTGCTCGGGTAACGCATCAACACATGCCAAATGGCCGCCATGGCAACCCCCGTAGACTTGCCGACGCCGTGGCCAGACCGAACGGAGATCCGCCTGATCGCGGGGGCGGCGACCGCGTCCAACAACTCCACCTGCCACTCGTCCGGCTCAATGCCGATCACCTCGCGGGCAAAGCGGACCGGGTCGTCGCGGTAGCGCCGCATCAGTTTCAGGAACGGGTTCTCGGGCTGCTTGGGGACGTTCATTTGTTAACACTCCTGTGCGTGGTGGTGTGA